TATGTGAGCCGTGAGAGCTTTCTTCTAAGACCTTAACGTCTTCGTCAGCTACCTCTACAGTTTCTATACCATGCTCAAACATAACCTTGTACCACGCAACATGACCTTCTTCGTCTGGTAAAGCGTGTTCACCAAAAATAGGAGCGCCTTCACCCAAACCTTCTTTGAAAATTTTAGTAGCACACATATGGTCATCATTAGGAAGTGAGCCTTTAGCTACTCCATCCATTGGCGCTTCTGAAATTTCTACTTCAACGCCTTCTCTGAATTGTCTAAACGTCTTCATTATCGTCTCCTGTCTCGACTGTTTCAGGCTCGGCGGCAGGGTCTACCTCAAGTATATGATCTTCACCATCTGCCAAACCCATTGCTTCTAATTCTGGATTCTTAAAAACACTTCTTGCAAGCTCTTGTTTATAATCATTAAGAGCATCGCCGGCTCTTGCCTGCATGATATTATTAAACTTGTCTTGCACTTCACTGGCTCTACCTTGGGCCATAGACTGCATCATGTCTCTGATTGCTTCTTGTCTATCCATCATTGTTCTCCTGTGTCTTCACCGGCAGCCTGTTGCTGCATTGCCATTTCGTGTTCTTGATCCTGTGTCATAAAAGGTTCTTCCATCTGCATCTGCATATTAATTTCTTCTATCTGCTCATCTGTAAGCATGAGTATTTCTTTTTGTACATACTCTTTGCTAAACAATGAGCCGATATAAGAAGAAGCACCTTGTAACACTTCAAACCTACTTCTCAGAATCTCTTGGTTCTTCGATTCAGTATAGTATGCATCTTGAGCATATACATACTCAATCTTATCTCTAATATCCTTCCAATCTTCTTCAGTCATAATGTTCTTCAACACCAACTGTGTTTTAAGAAGATCATCAAACATTACTGAAAATCTTTTTCTTAACTTAGAAACAAACTTAGTAAACTTGAGTTCATCTCTGTTAATCTCAGCTGCTCGGCCAAAGTTTAAACCTGCTTGCTGTTCTAATCTTGATACAGGAACATTCAAAGACTGATACAACTTCTTTTGGAAGTATTCTATATCTTCTATCTGTCCTAAGTTCTGTCCTGCTGGCAGGGTGTCAATTTGTGTACCCTGACTGCCTTCTCTACGTGGAAGCCAAAAGTCTTCCAACATAGACATAAACTTTTTATCGTCCCTAACCTCACCTGTGTTCGCATCATACACCAACTTGTTACGATATCTATCCATGATATCCTTCAGGTATTGTTCTGCTCTGTTGCTTGGTAAGTTACCAACGTCAACATAAAATATTCTACGTTCCGGTGCGCGGGTTATACGATAAATTACTGCCGCGTTCTCCATCATTCTAAGTTGGTTAGCTGGTCTAATGGCCTTATGTAGGTAGGACATTGGAATGTTTTTGTCCTGATCTATTAACCCACTCGGACAATATACAATCGCATCTTTTGTAATTTTTAAAGCATTATCCGTGTCCGACGCTCTATATTGTCCAGGCCTGCTTGATATACCCTTTTCGTTAAATAAGAAAAACTCTTCTGTGCTTTTAATGAAAGAAACACCCTGTGGATTTTTTTCTTTCTTAACTTCTTTGACCTTAGTCATTTTACGTGGGTCAATGTAACGTATATCTTTTATACCTTCTTGTGGCTTTTCAGTATCAATTACCTTGTGAAAGTACATTCTACCGTCGATATACCAACGCCTAAAGTAATCCTGGGCCCTGTCATTAAACTGCATCAATGACAAAATATACTCAAACTCTGAATGTATTTTGTTTTTAATACTGCTCGACAGGCCAGTATGATCTAAGTCTAACTTCAATGCAGGTTCATTATCTAAGTTTGCTATTGAATCATTTATAATATCCTCAATAGCAGCATCGACATCAGCCATCATGGCAATGTCTCTATATCGTTTAATTAACTGTGCTTCGGTGTTGGCAACGCCTTCAATATCTAAGTAAGTACCGTAATAGCCACCTGCTCGGATACTTTCAACGCCGCCATCATCCGTAGGCGCCACAAAGGATTTCTCACTTTGTGGCGGTTTTCCACGAGTTATCTCAAACCCAAATATATTCATATTATATAATCCTAGTTACGACTAAAAGTTATCGTAATGCTGGAACTGGAATGTTACTGTAAATTCTTCCAGTATGTCATTTTGCGAATATGCTAATGCAATCTCACTCATTTGTATTGGGAACGCATTACGCAGTGTATAAGTACCACCGGGTAACACATCATCATTTCTATCTAAATGCTGTACTACTATGTCTGCTTGATAGTCAGCGGGAGTAAGAATCCCTGTATTCTCAGCAGTAGAGTTCATGCCTTCCATCCACTGTTCCATCGGTCTACGTAGAGACTGTTCAGTGTCATTTACAATAGTTACTGTCCATGGATCAAAAATACGCTCACCAGCTAGTTTAACCTCACGACCTCTGTACTGAATAATCGCTGGATTAACAGTTGATGCCGGGACTGCTGCCCCGGTAACCAACAAACTGTATGAAGTATCTACACCTGTGACATAACTAGGAAAGCCTAAAAGCACTCTAAACTGATTAGGACGCGCACCACCAGCTCCAAGCCTTGCTTTAAAATCTGTGATATTCATTTACTGTATCTCTCCTGTTTTAATTTATTTATACCACTTACGCGCCAATTTCTTCAAACTGAATACCGGTGCGAGAAGCCACAAAATTCAGTTGAATGAAGTTAATTGAACGAGCAGGCTGTATGAAAATGTCTGCAACAAAAGAGTTGGAGTCAATAACCTGTTGTGTGTTGTTTGAAGCATCACATACAACACGGAAGTTATAAACACCCCTTCTACCCTGGACATCTCTTAGGAAAGGCTCCACTAAATTCTTAAACTGTGCTCTTGTAAATTCATCATTGAATTCAAACAGTTGGAACTTAGAAGCTGTTGCTATAGCCTTTTCAAGTACAATGAACAGTCTGCGTACATTGATACGATCAAATGCGCTAGGCTTCTCAAGTAATGTTTTGTCACCAAACAATACAATACCTGAACCAGGGAAACCTACGATTGGGTTTACACCGCCTCTGTAGAGTTCATCTCTGTCTGCTTTGTTAGGCGAGTATGCTAGTCTAACAGCATTTTTTAAACGACCTCTGTTATACCCTGCAGGAGAGAACCAAGGATCTGCTTCTGCATCAGTTCTTGCACACAATCCAGCAGTATCACCGTTACACGGAATCCACAAATAACGATCAAAATATCTGTCATACATATACTTCCAACCAGAGTCCATAACAGCGTATGAGCTTCTAGTCAAAGATGCACTTGTAATGTCAGCAAGAATATTATCCTTTTGACCTGTTGTCTGTCCGACTACTGAAGCCTTGTCTGGAGACAAGAATACAACACAGTCTTTTCTTATTGTAGCAACATTGTCAATTACTGACTTAGCATTTGCTACTGGAAGATCGCCGCATATAATTAAGTTTACGTCTACAAGTTCGTCATTAGCAAACAAAGTGTATGCCGACGCAACTTCTGCTACAGAAGGTGTTGGATCAACACCGCCGGACAATGTGCCGCGGATTTCGCTAGGAAGTAGTGTAGTAGTATAAGACTTTGTTGAGAAGCTAAGATTTACTGTTCCTGTAGGAACCGCCCAACTTGCTTTGTTTAACTCTGCTACTGAAGAAGGGTGATCCATCCACCAAATCCACTCAGAAGAATTGTTAATTACTTCTCTATAGTGATTAGATTCACCAAAAGAGTTTTTAGCGTCAGATGCTTTAGAAACACCTTGGAATTTTTCCAGTATAGTTCCTGCTACACCTGTAATAAAACCTGTTGCATCAACAACAACGATATGTACTTCGTCACCAGTAACACCTGCATTGGTTGCCCAAGCAGTAGTACCGGGAGTGTAATCAAACTGACCAGCATATTCCCACTTACGTGTAGCAGCGGCTGCTGTAATTGCTACTGTTGCGTTTGCAGTAAGTACAACATTGTCATTATCCGTTACAGATGCGACTGTACCAATAAGAACATTAGATGCATCATAAATTGTAGCACCTACATATAGCTGAGTAGTTGCCGCTCCACCAGTTGCTGTAAATGCAGTGCTAGAAGTTGTAGAGGTCCAAGTACCAGTAAGAGCAAGAGAGGCGTTAGCACCATCACTCATGCCTACAATAATGTGGTTGCCTCTATTTCCTGCGTATCTTGCAGACCACATACCCTGTGCATCTGAGTTTCCGCTTGAGTAGGTTTCTTCGTATATGTCCTCATTTTTAATAAGAACAGCAGTGCCTGATACAGAAGCATTACGTGCTGCTGAGTCAGACGCCCTAATTACTTTTAAAGCACCCGTATAAGATAAAAATGAAGTTGCTGCAAAGAAAGTACCAGCGTCTGCGGCAGCCGGCGGCTTACCAAAGCGGTTGACTAACTGATTTTCAGTGCTTACATCGACGATTTCATCTATAGGACCCCATGTAAATTTCCCCGCGACACCTCCAATAGAAGTGCCTACCGCAGGAACAACAGAGGTTAAATCGGTCTCTGTTACCTGTACGCCAGGTGATAGCTGAAAAGCCATATTTATTCTCCTCGTTATAAATCAGAACATTATTTACTTACGTTATTCATCTGATTATTTATAAGTTTTAGTATTTG